ACACCCACCGAATAAATTTGAAAACTTTGAAGAAGAAGTTCAATATATAATTGGTCATGATCGTCGAAATAACTTTATTAAAAATCTTGCTCTTGACCTCAAAGGTAATACATTAATACTGTTTGCCAGAGTTGAGAAGCATGGAGAACCTCTTTATGAATTGATAAATAATAGTAATATTATTGAGAGTCGAAATGTCTTTTTTATTCATGGTGGAGTGGACACCGAAGACAGAGAGAAAGTTCGAGCAATCACTGAGCAAGAGAATAATGCTATTATCGTTGCCTCGTACGGGACTTTCTCAACTGGGATTAATATCAAAAATTTACACAACGTAATTTTTGCATCACCATCTAAATCAAGAATTCGAAATTTACAATCAATTGGAAGAGTTCTTCGAAAAAGTGACAAGAAAACAAAAGCGACTCTATATGACATTGCCGATGATATTAGTTACAAATCAAAGAAAAATTATACTTTGAATCATTTGATTGAAAGAATTAAAATTTATAACCAAGAAAACTTTAATTATGATATAGTAAACATACCTCTAAAGAAATAATGGGAGAAGAGTTCTACAGCATAATCAAACTTATATCAGGTGAAGAAATCTTTGCCTTGATTTCGATTGACCACGATCAAGAAGATCCGATTGTAATTCTTCAAAACCCATTAGTAATGAAAATGATAAATTCTCCAAAAGGTAGTTATATTAAAGTTAATCGTTGGATTGAATTATCCTCTGATGATATTTTTATGATGAGACTTGATCGAATATTAACAATGACTGAGAGTAGAGATGCGAAGTTGATTGCGATATATGACAATTTTATTGAAGACGACGAAGCTGAAAGAACTGTTGATGTATCTCTACCAAGTCAAGAAGTTGAAATAACAAATACAATGGGATATGTATCTTCAGTAGAAGATGCTCGTAAAAAATTTGAAGAGATCTTTAAGATTAATCAAGAACCTAAAGAAAACTAATATATCCCTTTCAACCCTCACAAAGGGTATTGTACACATATTTGAACACCTTGTCAAGTATGTAAAGATTTACCTGACTTGTATAAATGAAATATTATGCTATAATGATTACAATAGACACGGAAAACCAATGCTATGCCTAGAAAAAAGTCAGAACACTATGTAAATAATAAGCAACTCTTAGAGGCACTTATTGTTTATAGAGCAAAAGTTGCCCATGCTAAAGAGAATGATTTACCAAAACCACGTATCACAAACTATCTCGGAGAATGTTTCTTAAAGATTGCGACACATTTGTCATATAAACCAAACTTTGTAAACTATATGTTTCGTGATGATATGATATCAGACGGGATTGAGAATTGTGTTCAGTATATTCATAACTTTGATCCTGAGAAATCTAAGAACCCTTTTGCTTATTTCACTCAAATTATTCACTATGCATTCCTGAGAAGAATTCAAAAGGAGAAAAAACAATTAGATATTAAAACAAAGATAATTGAAAAGACTGGTTATGATGAAGTGATGACTGTAGATGATAGTGCGATGTCTGGTAGTAGTTCTGATTATAATACAATAAAAGACAATATTATTTACAAATCTAATCGATGAAAGTAGCAATTATAACGGATACTCATTACGGTGCTCGTAAGGGTTCTGACCATCTTCATAATTACTTTGAGATGTTTTATCGTGATGTTTTCTTTCCGTCTCTAGAAAAATATCAAGTCGATACTGTCATCCATATGGGAGATATATTTGATAGTCGTAAGTCGATTGACCTTAAAAGTCTTGAATGGTCAAAGAAAGTTGTGTTTGAACCACTTAAAAAATACAATGTTCATGCGATTGTTGGAAACCATGACTGTTACTACAAAGATACAAATTATGTAAACTCACCAGAACTTTTATTAAGAGCATATCCAAATATTAAATTATATTCAAAAGCAACTGAGATTGAGATTGATAAGTTAAAGATATTGATGTTGCCTTGGATTAACTCTGAGAACTTTGATGAAACAAAAAAACTAATTGATGAATGTGATTCAAAAATTGCGATGGGTCATCTTGAAATTAATGGATTCAAAGCAACTCGTGGACATATGATGGAAACTGGTATGGACACAAATGTCTTTGATAAATTTGATAGAGTTTATTCTGGGCATTTTCATACTCGTTCAACTGATGGTAAGATATATTATCTTGGAAATCCATATGAGATGTATTGGAATGATGTGAATGATACAAGAGGTTTCCACATTCTTGATACGAATACACTAGAACATACTCCAATTGATAATCCTTATAAATTATTTTATAACGTATATTATGATGATACTAACTATAAGTTGTTCAATACTTCAATTTACAAGAATAAAATTGTAAAAGTTATTGTTCGTAAGAAAAGTAATATCAAAGAGTTTGAAAAATTTATCGATAAACTATATGCGTCAGGTGTTCAAGATTTAAAGATTATCGAAAATTTTGAAATTCAAGAGAGTGAAGAGTTTGATATTAATGAAGATGAGAATACACTTTCCATACTAAACCGTTATATTGAGGAATCTGAATTTGATTTAGACAAAAACATTATTAAAAATATATTTCAAGATCTTTATAGAGAAGCCTGTGAGGTAGAGTAATGTGGTTGCTTACACTAAAAGACAGAAAGAGTGAGGGTGCTTATGCTGTTCACGATGAGAATGGCGACAAGGTTTTGTTTATGTTTGAAAGTCAGGACGATGCAGAAAGATATGCTATGATGGTTGAGGAAGATGAACTTAAACCAAAGTCAATGGATGTAATAGAAATTGACGGAGAGCTTGCCATAAGGACTTGTAAGTTGTATAATTACAAATATGCTGTAATTACACCAGATGATTTTGTGATGCCACCTAAGAATGATAATATTTGAAGAGATTAAATGGAAGAATTTTCTGTCAACAGGGAATCACTGGACAGAAATAGATTTTAAAAAACACCAAACAAACATGGTGATAGGAAAAAATGGTGCTGGAAAGTCAACCATGTTGGATGCCCTTACCTTTGTTTTGTTTAATAAACCTTTTCGTAAAATTAATAAAGGTCAATTAGTCAATACAAGCAATGAGAGAGATTGTTTGGTTGAGATAAAATTTAGTGTCAATAATCGAGACTACCTTGTAAGACGTGGAATCAAACCAAATATATTTGATATTGAAGTCAATGGTAATGCTCTTCATCGAGAAGCAGATGATAGATCAAATCAGAAAATACTAGAAGAAAATATACTCAAGGTTAACTACAAATCTTTTACTCAAATTGTAATCTTGGGTAGTAGTAACTTTGTACCATTCATGCAGTTGAGTGGATCAAATCGTAGAGAAGTAATTGAAGATCTTCTTGATATTCGCATATTCTCTGCGATGAATAATATTATCAAAGATAAAATACGTATTCAGAAGGAAGGTATAAGGTCATTGGACTTAAAAAAAGATAATATTAAAGATAAAATGGATATGCAAAAGAATTTTATCAAAGAGTTAGAAGAGCAGGGAAAGAATAGTGTAAATTCTAGTAAGAATAAAATTTCAACTTTAATGGATGATGCAGAGAACTGCTCTCTTGAAAATAAAAAATTGGAAGGTGATGTTTCTGACCTAACAAAGGAGCAGGAAAAACTGATTGGTGCAGGTGAAAAGTTATTAAAGCTTAACAATCTGAAAGGTAAGTTATCTAATAAAGTATCAACCCTTACAAAAGAACACAAGTTTTTCACCGATAATACGGTTTGTCCTACCTGTACTCAAGGTATTGAAGAAGAGTTTCGGTTAAATAAAATTAATGACGTTCAAACCAAAGCTAAGGAACTCAAAAAAGGTTATCAAGACCTTGAAGATACCATCAAAAAAGAGCAAGACCGAGAGCGTCAATTCAATCAACTATCAAAGGAGATTACTAAACTCAATAATGGCATTTCTAAAAACAACACTAAAATCTCTGGTTTCCAACGACAGATCAGGGATTTGGAATCTGAAATTCAAACTACTACCGAACGATTTAAGAATAGAAATACTGAACATGAAAAACTAAAAGAGTTTAAAAAGAATCTCCAAACAACAATCGAAGAACTATCTGAGAAGAGACAAGACATTAGTCACTATGATTTTGCATATTCTCTTCTAAGAGATGATGGAGTCAAGACAAAAATAATTAAAAAATATTTACCGTTTATCAATCAACAGGTAAATCGATATCTACACCTGATGGATTTTTATATCAATTTCACTCTGGATGAAGAGTTCAGTGAAACTGTTAAGTCACCTATCCATGAGGACTTCTCATACTCTTCTTTCAGTGAAGGAGAGAAGATGCGTATTGACTTGGCATTACTCTTTACTTGGAGAGAAGTTGCAAGAGTCAAGAACTCAGTTAATACAAACTTACTCATTATGGATGAGATATTTGATTCATCTCTTGATGGATTTGGTACAGATGAGTTTCTTAAAATAATTAGATACGTGATTAAAGGTGCAAATGTTTTTGTCATATCACATAAGACTGATTTAAATGACAAATTTGAAAACGTATTAACCTTTGATAAAGTAAAAGGATTTTCAACAATGGTTTCAAAGGAGATTGCAGGAGAATGATGAAGATTTTAATTACTGGACATAAAGGTTTTATTGGCAGTTATGTTTTTGATTTTCTTCAAGACAAATTTAAAAGTAGTTTAATTGAAGGAGTTGATTTTCCTGACGATATTAGAGATTTTAATTTTCCTGATAATGATCCCTATGATGTTGTAATACACTTAGCTGCTTTTGCTGCTCTTCGAGATAGTATAGAAAATCCAAATAAGTTTTGGGAAAATAATGTAGAAAAATCTAAACCTCTCTTTGATTATTGTAGAGAGAATAATATTAGATTATTATACGCAAGTTCAGCAGGAGCACATGTCTGGTGGATGAATCCATATTCAATGACGAAGAAAGTCAATGAAGTTCAAGCACCTCCAAATAGCGTGGGTATGAGATTCTTTAATGTATGGGCAGAAGAGAATAGTCGAGAAGATATGCTCTATCGTATGTTAGTTGACAACACTGCAAAATATTTGACAAGACACAAAAGAGATTGGATACATGTTCACGATGTTGCTGAAGCAATATGTCGTTTAATCCCAAGCACGTTTACAGGTCCTATTGATATTGGAACAGGACAAGAGACCTCTGTTCTTGATTTGGCAGATGCCTTAGGAAGAAGTTCTTTACCAATTAAAGATGTTTTAAATGAACCAGATAGTTTATGTGCAGATATCACTAAGTTGCGTAGTTTAGGATGGTCTCCTACAATAAATATATTGGAACGTATAAGAGAAAATGCAATTACCTAACTGGCAGCATCATTCCAAGAAGGAAAAGAAACGTCATCTCAAACCACAAGCATTACGACAGGCAAGAGCCAGAGTTAGACAGTTGAAAAAGTGTCTACTAAACCCTCCCAAGCGGAGGGTTTCTTATTATAATGTGTATATCAGATAAAAATCCAATGACAATCCAATACGAAATCAAATCACAACTAGCTAAATTACTTGCCACAGAAGACCTTGTTGTAGAACACAAGAAAGTTGAGACTGCATCATTCAATGTTGTAAGTCGAGTATTGACTCTACCTATGTGGGAAAATACATCAGAACAAGTTGTTGATATGTTGGTAAGTCATGAAGTAGGACACGCACTCTATACTCCTAGTGACGAGTGGTATAAAGAATATAAAATCAATCCAAATGTTGTCAATGTAGTAGAAGATGCTCGTATCGAGAAGTTGATGAAGCGTCGTTATGATGGCATCTCAAAAACTTTCTACAAAGGATATACAGAACTACACAATCAGGATTTCTTTCAAGTCAAGAAAAAAGATATAACAAAGTTAACTCTTGCTGACCGCATCAATTTATTCTATAAGATTGGATCACATTACAGAATTTCATTCACAGACTATGAGCAGACACTTGTAGATCGTGTTGGTTCTTGTGAAACGTTCCAAG